TTTTCGGTGCGCCCGTGAAATACGAGAAGGCAATCCCGCCAGCCGTGAACGTGATCGGGAAAACGAGATTGCTGACCGCCGTTTGCAGGTTTGTCGTGGTATACGAGACATCATAGAGATATGGGTCGTGGCAATAGAACGTGACCTGGAACTGTTGCGGGCCGTCGTTCGCGTTTCGATTCTTGAAGACGGGGCCTTCGGGTATCACGTTAAGGATAGCCCACTGCCCGAAGTCGTTCGTATAGATGAGCATTCCAGGCCCAAGTTTCGGGTTGATAACCGCGAGCATGTTGCGCCGCTGTGTATAGATCGCCCCAACGTCTCCACCGACGCCGATAGTTCCGCCCATGACAATCTCTCTCGGGCTGAAAAGCTGATCGATGGGAATCGTGCCGTCTTGAAACGGGCTTTTCTGCTCTTGGATATTGACGGGCGCGATATCGAGGCCCTCAAGGCTTGTAATCCCGAGGAAGGAATCATCGAAGGTGACCGAGGAGTTCGTGCCGGAAATATATTGGAGCGATCTCATCCTATGCCCCCCATGAACGCCGACACCCGGTCGGACTTGCGAACCTCGCGTGCGATCTCGGCGGCACTTCTCGCCTGAGGCGCATAGATGTTGTAGACACGGTTCCCGCCAGCACCCGCCGCCTTTGTCTTCGCCGCGCTGTCGATCCTTGCGCCTTGCGGCATCGTCACAAGCTCAGGCCCATTCTCACCGACAAGGTAAGTAGCGCCTTGCGTATACGAGCTTCCGGTAGCAGCTGCTTGGAGCTGGGAAACGCGACCTTCGATGAGCCCCGCCGCGATGAATGCCGCAACCGATCCGGCCGCCGCGAGCGCAGCATCGGTGTAATCCTGCATGACAAGGTGGGTTATCGCCAATGAGGCCAATTGCTCGCCGAGCGACATGAGGACTTGTGCAAGCCCTTCGAGAGCCGCGATGGAAAAATCGGTCCACCCATACTTGCCTTGCTCAAGGTCTTTGCCGAGTTGCTCGAAGGCATTCCCCATTGCGCCCGTCATCGTGCTCACGATATCGGATAAGTCCTGATTCCATGTTTTGATCTGAGATTGAAAGGTCTTCCCGAAGTCTCCCCAAAATTGCGCACTCTTTTCAGCCGCTGATTCCTGGGCTTTCTCCGCTCGGGTCGCCTCATCTTCAATTGCCGCCGCGTTGTTTGCAGCATCGGCTCGGGTAACTTCGGAAATACGATTCTGGTAATCGACGATATTGCCAGCCGCCGCATTCGCCGCAGCGACCTCGGCTTTCAGGTTCTTGAGATTCTCAGCCGCAAGTTCATCCTCAGCCAGCTTTTGATTGAGCGTGTTTTTCGTCGCATCGGCGTACATCGTGAGATAGTCGGCATGCGTGGTCTTCACCGCCTCATCGAGCGCCTTTGTCGAAGTTGTGATCTCGTCGGTAGCGGTCTTTGTCTTCGCCCCGAGGTCAACCGCCGCGACTTTCGTCGAATCCATCTGTGATTGAATCTTGCTGATTGCGTCAGTGATCCCGAGCGCATCCGTTATGGACACCTTCGAGACTTCGCCGATATGGAGGCCCACGGCATCAAGCACTTTGTCCGATGTGTCGATGAGGGTATTGATTACCCCGATGAACATATTGACCATGCCCGTCAGCGCGTCGGTAACCGCCTTCGCCATAGTCAAAACGATGAGCTGCGCACCGAGCCATGCTTTCTCCCAATCGCCATGGACAATGCCATCTATGACCATCGCGATCCCTTTGAAGAAAAGTTCAAAGTTCTCGGCATCTTTCTTGATTGAATCAAATACTGGACCGACAATCTTCATGGCATCTGTCACGATTTCGCTAATTCCAGATATTACGCCACCGAGCCCCTGAATAAGCAGACTAGCAATCGGCTCAACGGCTGACTTTATCTTGTTCCACAATGCCGCCATTTTGTCGCCGAACGTCTCGGTTTCTTCATTGGTCGCGGCAACCGTCCCTCGAGCCTCCGATATCGATTTCTCGAAATCATCAAGCGACACCTTGCCGCTTCGGATAGCATTAGCCATCTCGGTGCCAGCCCGCGTCCCGAATACCGCGATGGCTTCATTCAAGGCTTCGGTAGGAGATCTCAGATTTTTTATTGCTTCAAATGCCTGCTTGAGCCCCGTTGCCGCATCAATACCTGACTTCGAGAAGGCCACAATCGCATTATTCAGTCCCCGAGTGATTGTCGCAGTATTGACGCCTTCTTTGCCGAATGCCGCGAGAAGCGATATCGAATCCGTCATCGACAGGCCGAGGCCCTGAAACTGCGCGCCGCTTGTTTTCAAAAGCCCCGAGAGCGTGTCGACCGAGAGCCCGGACATCTGCGATGCTTTCGTGAGCTGATCGAGGAGATCGGGGGCCTGAGCGGTCGTGAGGTTCCATTTGTTCATGAGGTCGGTGATCTCGGCTGTCGACGCTGAAACCGAAGTCAAGTTGACATCAGCAAAGTCAGCGAAGTTCTTTGTAAGCTCGACAAGAGGCTCGCCGCTCAGATCAAGCTTAGTACTAAGATTGGCAAATCCCGTCGCGACATCATTGATATCTTGGGTGATCCCTAGCCCCATGAGCTCGGTGAATTTGTCTTTCAGGTCTCCAAGCTGAGGGCCTACGGCCCCCGTACCTTTGCCTATAAGAGAAAAGGCCTCGTCATATTCCTTGCCGACCTCGAATAGCTTTTCACCGACAAGCGCCGCCGCTCCGACCGTGGCCGTAAGCATCGGGCCGGTTGTGCCGAGCTTCTCCGCGAACTGATCGATATTGATTCCGAAGCCTTTGAAAAACTCGTCGCCTTTTGAATAGAGCTTGTCAAAGTCGAGGCCCCAGGAAGCGAGCGATCCTTCTATGCGATCAAACGTAGCTTGGAAGCCGGAATCATCGGCCCCGATCTCGGCATGGATGGAATATGCGGTGTCGCTCACATCGTCCCCTTAGAAAATCTGCCGCATTATCTCGGGCGATGCCGGGAAATCGATCCCCGGAGTCCCCGATTCCGATTCGCCGCTCTCGATCTCTCCCCCTCGATTCAGATATGACTGGATTTTGTAGTTTGTCATATCCATCTTCCTTCGGCTCTCTATCATCGCGAAAAATTTCCTCGGTGTCACGTCCCAGAACCAGGCATCATCTCGGCGGAGGTCAGTGGTCGCGATGACCAAAAGGTAGGACCAGTCCCACGCCGCACTTACTCCGCCTTCGGAGGGTTTCCGGCCACCCCCGTAGGGAATGCCCGCTCCATAAGCTCGGTCACGATATCCTTGAGGTCGGCAAGGTTGTATCCGCTCCGATCCATCGAATCAAGGATTGAATCCTCGGTGATATCGCTGTTGTCGATGTCAGGTCCCCGCCGCAAGCACAAGTAGATGATACTCGGGATCGCGGTCATCGGCTTTGATTTCATGTCGGCGATGAGCTTGTCCATGCCGCCATAGACTTTCTCGATCTCGGCGCATGCCCGCATACCGAGCTTGAGTTCTCGCTCACGCCCATTCAGCGTTATGGTGAGCGGTTCTTCCGCCGTCGTGATGTCCTTTAGTGTTCCCATACATCCCCCTATTCAAGAGGTGCCGGAGTTTCCCCCGGCACCATAGCTACTACGAGAAATCGATGTCAGTGGAGAGCGGCGTCACAGCGACACCGTTCACGTCCTTGACTGCCGCCGTGCAGGTTGCGGTTACCGTATCGGCACCGAAGGCCACATCGGGGGTGAACGTCGCCACAACCGAGGAAGTCCCCTCGCCCGTCCAGACGAGAGCGCCCGTCTTCGCTGCACCGGCTTCGACGATGAGGATCGACGAGCCGATGACCGCCGTCTGCTCCGCCATTTTGAACGTCGAGGCATCGGCCTTCGCGAAGGTGAAGGTGAGCTTCGTGGTCGACTTCGCCATCACGACCGTGACCGCCGACAAATTGACCGTGGTCTGGTAGACCGGGGCGTTGAACCAGCTGCTGATCGTCGTCGACGAGACCTCGGGTGAATCGCTGCGGGCATGGCTCGAGATCATGTCGTTGTAATACAACTTCGCGAACTCGGCCATGAGCGTGGTGTGCTGCGGGGTGATCTGGGCCTTCTTGGTTTCTGCGCCCTGCTGAGGAATCGCGAACTTGCCCTTAAGGTACCAGAAATACTCGTAGATTTTGTTTCCGCTGTCGTCCGATCCGCCGATCCACACCCTGAACCCGAGCGCATACCACGGCGATTGATCGAGCGCACCCTCGACCGTGACCCCGTTCGCCCGCGACTGACCGAGGAGCTCGGCGAGTATGGTAGGGTCGATGTCCTGCATCTCAAGCTGTGCCTGGAGATTGCCACGGCTGTTCGTGACGAAGAATGGGCCATTGTCGCCCCAATCGGTCACGAGCGCGCCGTTCGGGTTGCCGGTCATCTTGACGACGCCGCTTGAGAGCTTCACGGGCGTATCCCAAGACGGAGCCCCGCCGTCGTCCGATCCCGCCACCATCTTGGCTATGTAGACATTGTCAAGCCCGATTTTTGGCGCATTCATAGTTCCCTCCTAGCTAAGATCAGTCGCGAAAAGTTCGCGGCTGAACCTCAAGATACGATGCCTGATCGATATATCAGGGTCAGGTACATCCCCGTTTGTCGTACACGTGAAAAAGAGTCCGTTGAAAAAGCTGCACACCGCGCCGCCGATTGCCTCGACCGTTGTCGCACCGTCCGTCTTGCCGAAGATATCGATTTTGAACCGCTGCGCCGACATCGTAGGCTTGTTCGAGGCGAACTCGAAATCAGCCTGATTCTCATCAGTATAGA